ATGACCTGGGCCACGAGCGGGCCCACCTTGTCGGCGAGCTCCCGGAGGACCGGGAGGAGGCGATCGAGCATCGTCGAGATCACGGGCGCGAGCTCGTCGAGGTAGCCGGCGAGCTCGAGCTGTAGGTTCGCGAGCGTCGCATCCCACCGCTCGCCGACGTCGGCGAGCGATGCCGTGCCGGACGTCGCCGCGTCGAGCTGGGGCCCGAGCTGCGCCGAGATGGCCGAGAGCGCGGCCATGCCCGTAGCACCCTTCGGGAGCTCGATCCCGAGCGCTTTCGCCGCTTTCGCGTTCCCGGCGAGCGCTTTCGCGAGGAGCTCGGCCTGTCCGGCCGGGTTCCCGTCGCCGAGGCTCGCGAGCTGCGCGGCCATCTTCTGCAGCTCGGGCGTCGCGGACTTGAGCTGCGCGTCGGTGAGCCCGATCGCGTTTCCCATCTTCGCGATCGCGAGGGCCGACGCCGCGGCCTCGCCGGAGTCGACGCCGAACCGGGTGAGGTCGACAGACGTCGCCGTGCGCCCGAGACCCTTCGCGATCGCGTCGAGCCGGGCTAGGTTGTCGTTGTACTCGTCGAGCTTCCCGATCCCGTCGCCGGCCCACTTCGCGAGCCCGGACACGGCCGCGGTCGCCGCGTCGAAACCCTTTGTCAGTAGCGCCCCGCCGAATACGCCCAGGGCCGTCTTGCCGAACCCATCGAGCGCGCCGGCTCCGCGCGTGAGGGACTTCTCGAGCCCCTTCGCGTCGCCCGTGATCGTGACGCGCACACCTGGGCCGGCCATCGTTAGCTCCTCCTCGATGCGGCCCTACGCTCCCGACGCTCGGCCGCGCGGGCGAGCCCCACGAGATCGGCGACGGTGAGCCGTCGTACGTCGGACGGCAGCCAGCCGGTCGAGAGCGCGAGGTCGTAGATCATCCTGTGCGCTTCCCGCCGGCGCGGAGAGGGACGACGGCCGGGGCGACCTCGGCACCCTCGAGCTCGACGATGACCTCGGCCGCGTCCTCCCAGGACGTCGCGGGCTCCTCCCGCGAGAGCGCGATGTACGCGAGCGCGTGCAAGAGGACGCCGCGCGGAGCATCGGCGTCGAACAGACGCGAGAGCGGGCGGCCCGTGCGCTCCTCGAGGAGCTCGAGCTCGCCGACGGTGAGCTCGCCGACGAGCTCCTGTGAGATCGAGAGACGGCGACGTGTCATGCGTTCTCCTACATGAGATCGTGCCGGCGGAGGAGCGCGGCGACGTTCCGATCGAACGCCTCGAGCACCTCGTCGCGCCGGCTGTCGAGCGTGCGATACAGCCACGGGTTCGGCCGGATCACGCCGAGCGTGCCGGTCTCCCGCTTCGTGCCGGACCTCGCCGGGTACGTTTTCACGCTCGGGTTCCCGAAATGAATCACGCCGGCATACGGGACCCGGGCCCCGCCGGCCGCCAGGATCGCCGACGTCGAGCGGGCGAGCCCGCGCGTCGAGTCGGCGAGTCTGCCCGTGCGCCGCGGAGCTGCGCGCTGCGCCGGCGGCACGAGCTCCCGGGCGATCGTCCGATACGCCCCGGAGAGCTCGCGGGTCGACCCGCCGGCCCTCCGGAACGCCCGGGCGAGCTCCTTCGCCCCTTCGACCCGGACGACCGGGCCCGCCATTACGGGGCCGCGGTCACGGCCGGGAGGTACTCGATCCCGCCGGCCCCGAGCGTGATCTCGGCCTCGAGGAATGCGTCGTCGGTGAACGCGACGCCGTGCGATGCCGGCCAGGACACATCGGCCCCGAACCCGGGCCCATCCTCGTCCGGGACGCGGGCCTCGAGCCGGCCCGACGTGCCGAGGAGGGACCCGATCGCCGTCGCGTAGTCGTCGCCGATGACGAGCGTCATCGTCACAGACGCCGCGCCGGCCCGGACCCGGGAGCGGGTCGGATCACAGAGCACGGGATCGTCGACCGTCTCGATCGGCGAGTCGAACGTGATCCCGGGGCGAATGAAGCACGAGAGGTCGACGGCCGTCGCGTTCGCCCCTTCGGGCGTGTACGTGACGTGAGGCTGTCCGTAGAGGCTAGGCACGGTGAGGCTCCTCCTACGCTGTCAGGGTCGTTGTCGCGATCACGTACGTCGCGCCGGCTCGATCGTCCTGCCCGTACGTCGTCTCGCCGACGAGCACGCCGGGCGGGAGCGCGGCGAGCGCGAGCTCGACGAGTAGGTGCAACACGTCGTCGTCATCGGACCCGAGCGGGACGATGACCTGTAGCGCGAGGTCGAACCGGACGTCGCACGGGTGCACGACGAACCGGCGAACCGGCACGACGAGGATCGCCGGCGTCGCGAGGTTCGCGACCCACGCCGCGGCGAACGTCACGCCGGCATCGCCGAGGTCGGCCGGGACGCCGGCGCGGATCGCCTCGAGGATGGGCCGCCACGGGCGAACCGTGGCGGCGGCCTCTGTCACGCGACGCCCCAGGATCGCCGCAGCCCGAGGAGCGCGGCGTCGAGCTCGGGCGTTAGCCACCTTCCGGTCAGAGCCGATCCGAGCTCCGTCTGTAGCACGCCGAACGTCACGTCGGCGGCCCTGTAGATGCGGGTTGCGAGCTGTACGACGGCGACGTGCGCGCCGGCCGGCACCGGATCCGGCCAGTCGCCGGCCGCGGGCCGGCCGACGTGGCGGCCGATCGCATCCTCGGCCGTCGCGATCGCGAGCTGTAGACGGTCGTACGTCGGCCCCGAGCCGGAGCTCGGCATCGCGACCGACAGCGTGCGGGCGAGCTCGGCGACGGTGACGCCGGACTCCCAGGGCCGCCCAGGATCCGGAGGCTCGGGCGGAGGAGCTGCGACGGCGACCCCTACGACGTCGACCTCCGTCCCGCCGGCGTCGGCGAGCTCGAGGAGCGTCGCCGGCTCCGTCCCGATGCACTCGACGAGCTCGCCCAGGGTCGCGCGCCGGCGGGTGCCGACGGGAGCTCCCGTGAGATTGAGAGCCGGGTGCGCCGGGTCCGTCGTCGCGTCGAGCGTGCCGACGGCCATCGCGCCGGCGTCGATCGCATCGGCGAGCTCGGCGACGGTCCAATCGGCCCCATCCTTCCGGACGTGCCCGAGCTGGCCGCCATTGTCGAACCACACGACCCCACCGGCGGCCCGGAGTGCCGCCGTGTCGGCGATCACGGCTCCGCCCGGGCCGGCGGAGCTCGCGAGCCGGAGCCGGAACGCGTGCGATACGCCGTCGGCGAGCGTGACGCCGTGCGCCATGACGCGAACGAACGAACCGCCGTAGAGGTCGACGTCGAGCCGGCCGTCGGGGACCGGCTGTAGCGGGCCGCCGGACGGGATCGCGACGAGGAGCCACAGCGGCTCCTGATGCCCGGTCCCGTCGTCGTCGACCCACGTGATCGAGGCACTCGCGTCCGGGTTCGCGTTCGCGAGCGTCGCGATCGTCATCGGCGGCCGCGGCACGAGCTCGACGGCGAGCGTCGACCCCTGGGCCGGCCGGAGCCGGGTCGGGATCGCCGCTCGCCCGTTCGCCTCGAGGTACGCGGGAGCTGCCACGGTGCTACCTCTTGGACTTGCGCCGGGTGACGGTGACGGGAGGAGCTGGCGACGGCGCTACAGGCTCGTCAGCTCCGCCTAAGGGGCCGCGGCCGTGAGCTTGACGATGCCCGTCGGGATGAAGATCGCGGCGGCGTCCATGCTCCACACGGCGACGTCGGTCCCGAGGCGGGCGACGATATCCTGCGTCGCCGTCATCATCTCGGACGTGTAGCACTTCGCCGCCTCCGGGTTCGACACGATCACGGTCCCGGCGGCGAGGTTCTTCGCCCGGACGATGGGGAGCCCGCTCACCTCGACGCGGAGCGTCGACGCCTGGGCCACGCCGGCGACGTTCTGCGTGCCGTACGCGGGCGGCACGAGCCCGGTCGCCTTGGCGATCGCGAGCCATGCGTCGGGAGCGGCCAGCACGAACGATGCCGGCGAGCCGGTCGCGTCGTCGACCTTCGCCGATGCCTCGAGGAGCGAGCCATGCACGGCGGCCGCGTCGGTCGCGTCGTACTCGCCCGTCCCGGTGCCCTTCGACACGAGGGCCGCGCCGAACGCCTTGTCGGACTCGATCGCCCACGCGATCGCGAGGATGCGGCCGACGGCGGCGAGGTAGCTCGGCGAGCTCCGGCGGAGGACCTGCCAGCTCATATCGAGCCCGCCGGCGAGCGTGGCGATCGTCGCCTTGTCGCTCGTGAGTGTGACCTTCTTCGACAAGATGAAGTCTTTTTCCGCGGCCTGGACGCCGACGCGGCCGCCGAACCCTTCGGCGAGCACCGGCCAGTCGATCTCGAGCCCGGAGTCGGGGAGCCCGACGGTGCCGAACGCCGACACGACGGGCCGCGTCGCCGGGAGGATGCCGACGATCGTCTCGAGCCATGCCGGGCGCACGAGCGGCGGCACGTCGGCCGTCACGCCGTCGACGAGCTCCGTCGGGGCCGCGGCCTCGAGGAAGGACGCGGCGACCGCGCCCACGAGCTCGGCGTCGCCGGCGAGCGATGCCTCGAGGAGCTGCGCGAACGAACCCGCGCGCTCGAGGACGGAGGGCCGGCGCTCCGGGGCCGGGACGGAGACGACGGGAGCCGGGATCGCGTCGGTGACGATCCCGCGCACGAGCTCGCCAATCTCGGCGAGCGTCGGGGCGGCCTGTTCGGTCACGGTAGATACCTCCTCGGTGTGCGATGCGGCGACGACCTCGGCACTCGGGAACGCCCCGCGCTCGAGGACGGCGACGCGCACGAGCTCGACGCGACGCCGGACGTTTACGCCGTCGGCCCGACGGCGAGAGGCACCCGGAATCGGGCGGTAGACGATGGACGCCGCGCGGAGCACGCCGTCACGGGCGAGCTCGAGGAGCTCGTCGCCGTCACGGGTCCGGGACACGCGAGCGTCGAGATACGGCACGCCGTCGAGCTCCTCGAGCGCGGTCCCGACGCCCACCAGGGGCCCGCCGTGCCGGCCGGCCTCGATCGTGACGCGGGCCGGGTCCGTCTCGGAGAACGCGCCGGCCTCGAGGAGCTCGGGGCCCGTCTCGAGCTGCCCGATCTCGCCGTATCGGAGGAGCCGGAGCCGGATCGTTCGCCGATCCTCGCCGGCGGCGGCCTCGAGGAGCTCGACGGCATCCTCGAGCTGCGCGGTGACGAGCTGTTCTGTCATGCGATCGGGACCTCCGGAGGGGCGATGTGCGGCGTCGTCGTGCCGCCGTACGGCGTCGGGCGAGACTCGACGGGCCCGATGCCCTCGAGCCGGGCGATCTCCGCGGAGTCGAGGATCCCGAGCCCGTGCGCGAGCTGGTATGCCTCGAGGCGGGCCCGGACGTCGAGCCGGGAGAGCTCGCCGAGCTCGAACCGTGCCGAGCTCCCGCGCGGCACGAGGTCGGACCATGCGGCCTCGATCGGGGCGAGGTACATCGGGGCGACGGTCGCGCGCATGAGCTCGGCGTACACGGCCGAGATGTTCTGATACGTGATCGAGGAGCCCGACGTCGACACGAGGAGGAGCGGGGCCGGGATGCCCAGGAGGCGGGCGACGGTCGCGACGCCGTGCTCCCGGCTCTCGACGAGCTGCGACGTCGCGGGATCGCCGGCCGTCGGCGAGTACGTGATCCCGCCCGACAGGACGGCCGGCGTCGGGTTCGGGCCGCCGTGCGCGTCGAGCCATTGCGCGAGGAGCGCGTCGGCCTCCTCCTCCGTGAGCGTCGTCGGCGACGTCAGGACGCCGGACGGGACGCCCCCGCCGGCGAACCAACCCGACGCGTACAGCTCGGCGGCCGCGATCGCCAGGAGCGCGCCCCGGCACTCGACGAGCGGCGACCGGCCGCGGAGCTCGCCGGCGCGCGGCGAGAGCGGCACGTGCACGAGGTCGACGCCGAGCGTCATCGTCCGGCCGCGCCACTTGTGCACCGGGAGGAACCGGGCCCGGTCCCATTCGGACGTAACCTCGGAGCTCGGGATCACGCGGGCGGCCCTGGGCCGGCCGCTCTCGGGATCGTTGTCGAACAGGAACGCGAACCCGTCGCCGGTTTCGATCATGCTCCGGGCGAACGTTGCCCAGAACGCGGCCGACGTCGACCAGGGATCCGGCCGCGCCACGATCCGCGGTTGATCGGCGATCGGCACGCCGTCGCGGTACGCGACCATTGCGAGCTGCCCAACGGCCGACGCGATGAGCTCGACGCCGCGCTCGACGGCCGGGAGCGTGAACTCGCCACCGATCGCGCGAGAGGCGACGTACGCGCGGATCGCCGACCCGACGGAAGGGTACGGCGACGCGATCTCGCGAGCGAGCTCCGGCTCGGAGCTCGTGCCGAACAGCCAATCGAGGAGACCCACACGGAGAGTCTGCCGGCCGTCCTGGGCCCGCGTCGAGCTGCCCGATAGGCTACGTGCCGAGCTCGAGTACGTACGTGGTACGTACGCGCTACGCGGCGGCGAGCGCGACGGCGACCGCGGTCGCGAGGATCGGGAGGAGGAGGAGGATCGCGCGGGCGGCCGGGTGCGTCC